TGGAGAGTTACAAAAACATGTTTACGTTTAGGTAGTAGGATAGTTGGTAAATGTATGATGGGCTCAACTTCAAACGCTTTAGATAAAGGTGGAGAAAACTTTAAAAAATTATACAATGCCTCGGATGTCACAAAGAGAAATAGAAATGGTCAAACAAAATCTGGATTATACTCTCTTTTTATCCCAATGGAATGGAACTACGAAGGATTTATTGACGAGTATGGAATTCCAGTCTTTACTACTCCTGATATCGACAGACTTGCGCCAGACGGCGAATTAATAGATATAGGTGTAATAGATAGTTGGCAAAATGAAGTTGATGGTCTTAAAGATGATCAAGATGCTTTAAACGAATTTTACCGCCAATTTCCAAGAACTACAGAGCACGCTTTTAGAGATGAGACTAAAAATAGTATATTTAACCTAGTTAAAATATATGAACAGATAGATTATAACGAAGAGATGTCTAGAACTTTAGGAATTACAACTGGTAATTTTCAATGGGTAAATGGTATAAAAGATTCTCAAGTTATATTTTATCCAGATCCAAAAGGTAGATTTAAAGTTAGTTGGGTTCCGTCTCAACAACTACAAAATAGAGTGGTATTAAAAAATGGCGTAAAATATCCTGGTAATGAACACATGGGAGCATTTGGTTGTGACTCGTATGATATATCAGGAACCGTAGATGGAGAAGGATCAAAAGGAGCTTTACACGGCTTAACCAGGTTTAGTATGGAGGACGCTCCTGCGAATAGTTTCTTTTTAGAATACTTATCAAGACCACCTACGGCAGAGATGTTCTTTGAAGATGTCTTAATGGCTTTAGTATTTTACGGAATGCCAATACTTGCAGAGAACAACAAACCTAGATTGTTATACTATTTAAGAAGAAGAGGATATAGAGGGTTCTCTATGAACAGACCAGATAAGATTTGGAATAAATTATCGGTCGCAGAGAAAGAAGTTGGAGGAATTCCTAACTCCAGTGAAGATATTAAACAAGCTCACGCAGCTGCGATCGAGATGTATATACAAGGTCATGTTGGGATGAGGCAGGATGGAACGTTTGGGGATTTATACTTTAACGAATTATTAAACGATTGGAGTAAATTCGACATAAACAAAAGAACAAAGCATGATGCATCAATAAGTTCTGGTTTAGCTATTATGGCTAACAATAGACATTTATATGCCCCAAATGCTAAAGTAGAGAAATCGAAGCTAAATATAAATATTTCTAAGTATAGTAATACTGGAAGTAATTCACAAATAATCAAATAATAAATATGGCAGAGTCTGGCATTAAAAGTTATTTTCCGAGTCAAACCGTAGGTGATGCTGAGAAGCTAAGCTATGATTATGGTTTGAAAGTAGGTAAGGCTATAGAACAAGAATGGTTTAACAACGAGAGGAGTTCTAGTAGATACAAAGCTAATCATAATAATTTTCATAATTTAAGATTGTACGCTAGAGGCGAGCAATCAATACAAAAATATAAGGATGAGTTATCTATAAACGGTGATTTGTCCTATCTTAATTTAGATTGGAAACCAATTCCAATCATATCTAAATTTGTAGATATAGTTGTAAATGGTATAGCTGAAAGAACTTATGATGTAAAAGCGTATTCTCAAGATCCTTTTGGAGTATCTAAAAGAACCGAGTACATGGAGTCTATATTAAAAGATATAGAAATGAAAGCTTTTGATGAATCTATAGCTAGAGATTATGGTGTTGATACTAGGGATACTGAAGGTGAAATACCAGAATCAACGGAGGAACTAGAACTGCACATGCAGTTAGATTATAAGCAGTCTATTGAAATAGCCCAAGAACAAGCTATAAACACTTTGATGGAAGGTAATAAATATGAGTTAGTAAAAAAACAATTTTACTACGATCTTACGGTTCTTGGTATAGGTGCTGTTAAAACATCTTTCAACACGTCTGAAGGTGTTACTATAGATTATGTCGACCCAGCAAACCTCGTTTATTCTTACACAGATTCCCCTTATTTTGACGATATTTATTATGTTGGTGAAGTTAAAACTATCCCAGTAAATGAATTAGCAAAACAATTTCCTCATTTATCTGAAAGTGATCTTGAAGATATAATGAAAAACAAATCTAATAACAGATCTAACCACAACTCTAAATATAGTTACGACAAAGAAGATAACAACACAATCCAAGTTTTATACTTTAACTATAAAACCTATATGAATGAGGTTTATAAGGTAAAAGAAACTGGAACTGGTGCTGATAAAATTATACCTAAAGACGATTCGTTTAATCCTCCAGAAGACAAGGAGGGTGGATATAGTAGAATGCTTAGGTCTATAGAATGCTTATATGACGGAGCTATGATTCTTGGTACTGATAAGTTGCTTAAGTGGGAAATGGCGAGAAACATGATGCGCCCAAAAAGTGATTTTACTAAAGTTAGAATGAACTATAATATAGTAGCGCCTAGAATGTATGATGGTAAAATTGATTCTTTAGTAAAGCGCGTTACTGGTTTTGCTGATATGATACAACTAACCCACTTAAAACTTCAACAGGTATTATCCAGAATGGTTCCAGATGGAGTTTATTTAGATGCTGATGGTTTAGCTGAGGTTGATCTGGGTAATGGAACAAACTATAACCCACAAGAAGCTTTAAACATGTTCTTCCAGACGGGATCTGTTATAGGGAGAAGTTTCACTTCGGAAGGTGATATGAATCCAGGTAAAGTACCTATTCAAGAAATTACATCTGGATCTGGTGGAAATAAAATGCAAGCTCTTATTGGTAATTATAATTACTACTTACAAATGATAAGAGATGTAACCGGACTAAACGAAGCGAGAGATGGTAGTATGCCAGATAAAAACGCTTTAGTTGGAGTGCAAAAATTAGCGGCGGCAAACTCAAATACAGCAACAAGACATATATTACAAGCGGGATTATATCTAACAGCTTCAACAGCTGAATGTCTATCTCTTAGAATATCTGATATTATAGAATACTCACCAACAAAAGATGCTTTTATTCAAGCAATAGGAGCGCATAATGTGGGTACTTTAGAAGAGATATCAAATTTACATCTTCATGATTTTGGTATATTTATAGAATTACAACCAGACGAAGAAGAAAAGGGATTATTAGAAAATAATATCCAAATGGCACTACAACAACAAGTTATAGAGTTAGCAGATGCTATTGACGTTAGAGATATAAAAAACATAAAGCTTGCAAATCAAATGTTGAAGTTGCGAAGAAAAAAGAAATTAGATAGAGACCAGGCTCTACAGCAACAAAATATGCAGCAACAGGCTCTTTTAAACCAACAATCTAGTCAAGCAGCGGCTCAAGCTGAGATTCAAAAAAATCAAGCTATAAACGCTGGTAAAACCGAATTAATGCAAGTTGAAGTCCAGATGGATATGGAAAAAATGCAACAAGAAGTGGCACATAAAAAAGAATTAATGGCTTTAGAGTTCCAGTACAATATGCAACTTAAGGGAATTGAGGTTGATGGAATGAAAGATAGAGAAAAGCAAAAAGAAGACCGTAAAGACGAAAGAACAAAGATACAAGCAACACAGCAATCAGAGATGATTGACCAAAGAAACAACAAAAAACCACCTAAAAACTTTGAGTCTTCGGGCAATGACATATTAGGTGGGGGATTTGATTTAGGATCGTTTGGTCCTAGATAATTTATTAATTATTATTATATTATATTATGGAAGAAAAAGATGAAAACGTAGTCGAGGAGACTACACAAAACAACCAACAAGATCCAGGTGATGAAAACGTGGTGAAAGTTGATGAAAGTAAATTTGAATCCGCTGGAGACGATAGCGTTATAAAAGTAGATTTAAGTACTCCACCACAAGAAGAAAAAGTAGAAACAGAAGTTGTGGCAGAGGAAAAAACTGAAGAAGTAGAAGCGGTGACAGAGGTTACTGAAGAAACAGAAGTACAACCAGAAACTGAAACACAAGAAACTCCAGTATTAGAAGAAATTACTGAAGACGAAGTTGAAGAAGTTGAGGAGCAGGTTGAAGAAGCTATAGCGGAAGCTGAGGCTACTGGAAAACCTCTACCAGAGAACATTCAAAAGTTAATGGACTTTATGGAAGATACTGGAGGTAATTTAAATGATTTTGTTAAGCTTAATCAAGATTACAGTGAAATGGATAACCAAGATCTACTTCATGAATATTATAAGCAAACTAAACCTCATTTAAACAATGAAGAAATTAACTTCCTTATGGAAGACATGTTCTCTTACGACGAAGATATGGACGAAGAAAGAGATATACGAAGAAAAAAATTAGCGTTAAAAGAGCAAGTTGCCAACGCTAAAAGCCACTTGGACGGGCAAAAGTCCAAATACTATAACGAAATCAAAGCTGGTTCAAAGCTCACGGGTGAGCAACAAAAAGCAATTGATTTCTTTAATAGGTACAACAAGGAGTCAGAAGCAACTCAAAAAATAGCTGAAAAACAAAAATCAACTTTTTTAAATAAAACTGAAAATGTTTTTAACGACAAGTTCAAAGGTTTTGAATATAACGTCGGTGATAAAAAGTATAGATTTAATGTAAACAATGCTGAAGAGGTTAAAAATACCCAAGGTGATATTAATAATTTTGTCAAGAAGTTCTTGAACGAAAACAATGAAATGTCAGACGCTAAGGGTTATCATAAATCTCTATACACAGCAATGAATGCGGACGCTGTTGCGAAACACTTTTACGAACAAGGAAAAGCAGATGCTATGAAAAATAGTATTGCTAAATCTAAAAACG